TCATCACGAGTTATATGTCCGGGTTTACCTTGATTACGTCTCATAGACAATCTACTGTTTTGTTTGTGTAAGGCTTTGAATTTAAAGTGTCCTGCGTGTGGCATATTATTTTTGTATAAACGTCTTTACGACTTTTTGTAGTCTTGAACATTTCATAAGCTTATGAAACTTTTTAAAGTACTTGACTACCATTTAACTTTATCAGCCCAATAAGCTGCTGACAGTTTTCCTTTTTTAATATTTTCTCTGTGTCTAGCTTTAAAAGAATCTCTTTTCTTTTTCATTGCTTCTGATTCACCTGCTTTAGGTTTACCAGCAGTCTTAGCACCTTGTTGACCAAACCTAATTAGTTTAACAATTTCTCCTACTTTAGCTAAAACTATATGAGATTTAGTTGGATGGTTAGGAGTTCTTTTAGGTTTGTTTACTCCCTGCAATCCATATTTCTTAAGCATATTTTTTATTCTTGTAGCATTTGACATTAATGCACCGTCCTTTTCTTTACTGTAGTATCGTGTTGTAGTTCTTGGATTTCACCCAGTACTAACAACCCATACTGTATTGCTATTCTATTTGCTTCAGCTACTGTATCAGCTTTAATGTATGGACCAAGAGCTGCTCCATCTTCATTAACGTGTTCAGTTATCCACAACTTCATACTCACCATCCTCTGCTGTAATGTCTATCGTTTGTTTTTCTGGTAATATAAAGATACCACCGCTAACGTTATGATTAACATCCAGCTTATCTGTTTTAACAACACCAGCTCTATCTAGTATTGTTTGTGCAGCAGCTAATTTATTGTTAGCTTGGGGTACAGGCTTATCAGATTTCATAATCTCTATAAGCTTGAATGCTGCTGTAGGGGCTTCCCTTGCAAGTACGTCACTGGCAATATCTACTACTTCGCTTTTAAGTGATTTTAATATTTGATAGTGATTGCCTGAATACCCTGCAAGTTCCGCTGACTTTTTGAAATCCCCACCGGTCTCAACAAGATTGTTTAAGAATGCTTGTTGCTTCTCTGTGAGGTTTCTCTTTTTTTCCGGCAAGTATGACATATTCTATATTATAGAGTTATTTTAAACATTTGTCAAGTACTTTTAAAGTTTTTAAAGTTTTTTCAAATAGGTCTTGACAAAATTGAATTTGAAGTGTATACTAAAGTTGTAAACGTCCCCCGGTTACATATCTAAGATAGCCACGTTTACGTCTCAAATATAAATCACTATAGAGCCTTTTGAAGTTATTCCAAATCCTATATAAAACTTTGTAAAGTATAGGGGCTGGTTAATGTCTAAAATAGGTAGAAATGTATATGATTTATATATATACCGGGGTACCCCCTATGTGGCTCCTGCCCTCCCATCACTAGAACTTATAAAACTTTATAAAAGCCATGAATGTTCCACTCTTATCACACTTTTCAAAGTTTGTCAAGTCTTTTCTAAACTTATTTTCCTATACCACACTTTACAAAGTTTGTCAAGTTTTTTATAAAGTTTTTTTCGCCACTTGTAAAACTTGTCAAGCTTTGCAAAGTTTTTAAAACTGGTTTATCTCCTTGTAAAATTTAACAAGTCTTATACATTTATTATAATATGTTATAAGTGTTATTTATATTGCTACTTTGTAAAGCTTTCTAAGACTTCGAACACTTCACCAATACCCTAACATCTCTTTTTCATTTAAATGCAATACAAGGCATTTAAGATGCTGTATATTTATACAGTACTTTACTTCAAAAACTTTATAAAATCTATTGACTTCCTAACAGTTTCATGTTAGTTGCATTATTCACTTACCATACTTTGAAAAGATTTACAAGTTATTTTATATATAAATTTTATATACTTTTATTTGAATTAGTATTGACATTTATTTAAATATGTTCTTTAATACATTCATAGCGATTAGGAATAAACCGAAAGCAATAACCATAAGAGGTAATTATTATGGCAATGAAAAAAGTAATAGAATTACATCCACTAGGTGGAACTGTAGTTAAACTAAAGCATGTTGAAGATGTTGAGCCTAAAAAACTTAGCAAAAATCAACGCAAGAAATTATTAAAGGGTTATTATTCAAAAGAAAAACATGTTGCAATGTTAACGTCTATAATGAATGGTAAATACTATAATAGAAAGGCGAATAATAAAAAGGGCATTTTACCCTCTCAAATGGGAACTATAAGAAAATCGATTTATAAATTAAATCCAGAGACTTTAGCTCATATGATTAGAGAGCAAGAAAAAAGAACAGCAGTTTAATCCCCGATAACCTAGTCATGTTAAAAAACTGACTACATTTTTAAGAGAAAAAATAATTAAACTTTTTTTCTTAAAAGTGTTGACAACTTGAAAAGGTTGTGAGATACTTTACATATTGATTGATTAGGCATAGCCGAAAAATCAGAAACATTAAATAACATAGAGGTATTTTATTTATGATTAAAGAAATGAAAATCATTGTTAAATGTCCAGTTAGTAATGAAGATGTTGTATTTAAATTAGAACAACATTCTAATAATTATGATTGGTTTTTAACTGACACTAGATTAGCTAGTGGCTCTTCTGAAATATGGGGAGATGTTGGAGACGCTGTTAAAAATATTTTAACTTTATCTCCAGATAATTAATTTTTAATGCTGAGCAATCATTCAAAACTGCTCACTTGGTTAAAGTCTCATTACCTATTGAAAACATGAGACACAAAAACGAGGGCTATTATGTTAAGCATAAAAACTTTTGAAGATAGATACAACAATAACAAAAAATTTCATCATGTAAATTTGATGGGGTTTAAGTTTAGAGTTGCAACTAATAAGAGAAGCAAAAGAAAATCTAACAAGGTTTTCTATTCTACAAGTAGAGGGATTGTTTTCAATCTGATACCGAGTAGATACCTTTGTTTAATAACGAGGACGTGATATGAGTTATAACTTATTAAGCGTGGGAAGTAATCCTAAGATTGATAAGAGTAATAAAGTATCGAGTAAATACTGGTCTGTGATAATGCATCTTAGACCAGTAAATACTAAGATATGCCCTTATCAAGACATAGCAAAATGCAAGGAAGCATGTTTGAATACAGCCGGATTGGGTGGGGTTTACTCATCTATTCAAGATGCAAGACAGAGGAAGACAGACTTATTCCTAAATGATAGAGATGAGTTCATGCAACAACTGATTCAAGACATTGAAAAGTTTATACGAGCATGTGAGAGAAAAGACAAACTACCAGCTATAAGGCTCAACGGTACGAGTGATATACAATGGGAGAAGATAGACATAGACGGACAGAATATCTTTGAGATGTTTCCGAGTGTGCAGTTCTATGATTATACAAAGATACCAACGAGAAAGGTTGACAATATACCCAACTATCATTTAACATGGAGCTATAGCGAAGCTAACGAGAAATATGCTAAGATGTTCGACAAAGTACCGAACAACAAAGCAGTAGTATTCAGAGACAAGGAACTACCGAGCATGTTCAAAGGACTCAAGGTTATCAATGGAGATGACCACGATATGAGATTCCTAGATAAACCGAACAGCGTAGTAGGACTAAAGGCAAAGGGCAAAGCTAGAAAAGATTATACAGGCTTTGTGATTGATGCAGTACAGTTAGTATAAAAACCACTTATAATGAGGAGATATAATGAGTAACAAAATAAATGATGAGACACTACAACGACTCTATGAAGATGTTGTTGCAGATGATGAAGCAGGACTGATTGACGATGTAATAAGCAATGTAGCATACTTGTATGGACTGCATGAAGACGATGACAGAGACGAGATACTACAGTTTATCGCAGAGCATGAATTTTATGAGCAATTTACTTAGGAGGTAATGTGAGCATAAATAAAGAAAACTTAGAAAAAATAACTAAAGAAGTTGTTGACGAAGCATTTAAAGATAAAACAATTAATAAAGATTCTGAAATGTATCTTGGATTAGTTATTGGAATGTCTAGGCTTATGGATAAAATAGATAAGGAGGTAATATGAGCATACTAGATGAACATGAATTAGAAAAAAAGATTGTGTATACAGTTAAAGAAAAGATACAAGAAGCATTAGCCTATAGAACTTATGACAGCAGAACAAATAAAAGTTGTCATCAAGACTATAGAAAAACTATCAGAGATGCTAAAGATTTTGACGAACTCAAAAGAATTATGTCAGAATTTGTAGATGACTTGATGCACATATAATAAGGAGTATACATGGACGATATGACACAGATGATAGATGATTTAATTGATAATCACTACAAGGTACAACATCTCATAGGCACAGAAGCTGATGAGAGTGAGTATCTTGCAGACATAAGTGAGGACGATGATGAATAGAACATTATACAAAAAACTAGAGGACATATGTGCAAGAGAATATATCCTAAATAAATTATCAGCAACTAAGTTTAGAACATTTGTTGACTTTCTTTATGATGACATAAGAACATGGGATAAACCAATGGAAGTATCAGAGGTTGATATTATACATAGGATAGAAGAGCATATGAGCTACATGGTGAGCAGTTATCTTAACAAGCCATATGAGAGTACCAGTAGGAACGAACAAGCTCTTAGAGGAGCTTAGAATTGGTCACTATTTTATTTGGAATTTTAATTATTTATGATTTATTTAAGTGAAATGTATTGACTTTTATAATTTTTTATGATACAATCTTTATAACTTTTTAAACATAAACAAAATTAATAATTAATTATATTAATATTTTATAATAGGATATAACATTATGAAAATAAGAAGAATAGATATGTATATAATGAATAGATATAAAAATTATTGTGATGAAGCTTTAAGATATAAAGAGTTTCAAAAGACTTTTCAAGCTTGGAAAGAGGATAACATTATAGAACTTGTAAAGGAATACAAAGAATATAGGAGGTTAGATAGATATGGCAGTCAAGTCTAAAGCATTCTCATCAACTCATACATCAGCTACTGGTGTTAGAGGTAAGAGAACAAGTCAAGGTAGAGGGAATGTTGGCTACTCTACCATGAATAAAAATAGAAAAGCTAACCATAAAAAATATAGAGGGCAAGGAAAATGAAAGTAAAACATTTAAAAACTAAAGTAGTAATTGACATGGGTGTTAGTGAGTACGACACTTTGTTTAAATACATAGGTAAACTTGATAGTATGTTAAATACTTTACATGAGGTAAATGATTTATGGCTATCTGATGTTAATAGTTTAAGCAATTTAAAGTATGAGTTAGTAGAATTGTTAGATGCTGAATGGAATCCAGATACTTATAGATATATAAAGAGAGGTAGTAAATGATAGGAGAAATAATAGGATTTAGTATTATATTTTTATTTGTATCTTTTTGTGTAATTGGAACTATAATTATAGTTATAGATAGTGAGAAGAAATGAACATATTTTATTTTGATGAGTGTCCTGTTGTATCAGCAGAAGCACAGCCAGATAAGATGTTAGTGAAGATGCCACTTGAAACAGCTCAGATGCTTTGCACAGCTCATAGAGTGTTAGACGGTGATGAGTATGCAGATAGTGTAGGACTTTACAAAACTGCATACAAGAACCACCCTTGCACAGTATGGGCTAGACAATCAAGAGGCAACTATGAATGGTTGTATGTTCACTTCTTAGCACTTGCAATGGAATATAATTTTAGATACAATAGACAACATGCAAGTTATGTTAAGTTGTTTGAAGCTTTAGAGAAGCACCCAGATAACATACATAAAGGAGACATGACTCCACTTGCACAGGCTATGCCTGATGAATACAAAGATGATAATCCTATTGTGGCTTATAGAAATTATGTAATACATGAGAAGCACTATGCACAATGGAACAAGAACAGAGAACAACCAACATGGTGGAGACTATAATATGTACGAAGGATATAAAAAATTAGACAAAGATGAGTACCGAGAGTTTGAAGCTTGGATTCAGAATAATAATCAAGAGCTTTATGAGAACAAGATAGCTTATGAAGTTCGTTGGAAAGAGGATGAATATTATTATGTAAAACTTTATGATGAAAGTATTTATACATTAAATGATATTTTGCTTGACATTCATCAAGGATTAGTGTAGAATGTGCAACATGACATCGAGTAACCAAAGAACTTTAAGCCCTCTATCTCCAAATATAAAACTATTTGGTTTGGCTTCAGTCCATGACTCCGAGAGTAGTCAGCTCAAAACTCTCCAAGTTTTAACGACTTCTAATAATAACTAAACCGTAGGAGGTAAATATGATAGTAGAAGGAACTGCGTATTGGGCAAGTATTAAAGAGCCTAATACCACTTATGAACCTATGTACACAATCAACTTAGTTGTTGATGAAGAGACAGCAAATGACTTTGCTTCTCGTGGACATACCATTAAGCAGATGGATGAAGGTTCTGCTATAGTAATCAAAAGAAAAGTCAATGGACCAAATGGTATGGTCAGAGTTGCTCCTAGATTACTAGACCAAAACAAACAGGAAGTACATCTTGCTGTAGGTAATGGCTCTAAGGTTAGAGTCCAATATAATGAATACGATTGGGAATGGAAAGGTAAGGCAGGGAAAGGTCTTGACTTACAAGCTGTTCAAATCGTAGACTTGGTGGAGTATAAATCATCTGATGGCTCTGAATTTTTTGACGAAGACGAGGAATTTTAATATGATTATTACTATTAAAAATGATGACGGTGAATCAGTCTATGATGTTTCAAAGATTGAGGACGAGCAAAAGAAAGCAGGTGCTAACATATCTATCAGTAAGATAGGTACGTTGAACGTGTTAGTTGAAGCTTTAAACTATGCTTCTCAAGGTCATCAAAATAATCTTGAAGCTGTGCTAAAGGATTCTCCTGAAGCTATAGTTGAACAAGAAGATGAATCAGAAGACACAGAAACCTCTGAAGACTCTGAGTAAATATAAATCGGCTAGGTGTAAAAGCCTAGCCACATTTCTAATGGAGATAGAATGCAACAAGAAAGAACTCAATTTATTAAACACAAATTACCTTGCCCTAAATGTAGTAGCAGTGATGCTGTCTCATTAAACGAGAATGGTTCTGCTAAATGTTTTAGTTGTAATACATTCTTTACAGACTATGACAATGAATCAACAGGTAAGGTAATTGAGATGACGAGTAAACCTAAACCTGATAATACATTCCTTACATCTTATACCGGTGCTTATGGTGCTTTAACTGACAGAGGTATCTCTGAAAATACAGCAACTAAGTTTGGTGTTAAGATAGTAAAAGATAGGAATAATAATGTCACACAACATATCTATCCATACTTTAATGGTAATGAAGTTGTTGGTACTAAGACTAGGTTTGTAGCTAACAAAGGCTTTACTACTAACGGTACCTTTGATAATACCGGTTTATTCGGAGAGCAACTGTATGGAAATACAGGTGGTAAGTATTTGACCATTACTGAAGGTGAGTGTGATGCTATGGCAGTGCATGAACTCTTTCAAGGTAAGTGGTCAGTAGTATCTCTTAAACGTGGAGCTTCGGCTGCTGTTAAAGATATACGAGAAAGTATTGAATTTGTAGAATCCTTTGATAATGTAGTGTTATGTTTTGATAATGACAAGGCAGGTAAGGAAGCTGCAAAAGCTGTAGCTAAAATACTAAAGCCTAACAAAACTAGAATCATGTCATTTCCAAATGGATTTAAAGATGCAAATGAAATGCTTAAACAAAAGAAATTCCAAGAGTTTACTCAAGCATGGTGGAATGCTAAGACGTATACTCCTTCAGGTATCATGGAACTATCATCACAAAAAGATGATTGGTTACATAGAGAAGAGAAAGAAAGTATTGCATATCCATGGGAAGGCTTGAACAAGAAACTATATGGAATGCGTAAAGGAGAACTGGTAACACTTACAGGTGGAACAGGACTCGGTAAGTCTAGTGTAACTAGAGAGCTAGAGCATTGGCTTATCAAGAACACAGATGATAACGTAGGTATCGTAGCACTTGAAGAAAACTGGTTGAGAACTGCTGATGGTATCTTATCCATTGAAGCTAATGATAGAATCTATTTATCTGAAAAGAGAAAGAACTATACCGAAGAAGATTTACTTGCTTTGTTTGACAAGGCAATACCTGAAGGTAGAGTTTATATCCATGCTCACTTAGGTGCTACTGATATTGATGATATCTTTGCCAAGCTTAGATACATTATCGTAGGATGTGAATGTAAATGGGTGGTGGTTGACCACTTACATATGCTTGTCAATGTTCTCCATGAAGGAGACGAGAGACGAGGTATTGATATGTTGATGAATAAATTACGTAGTCTTGTAGAAGAAACAGGAGTAGGTATGATATTGGTATCTCATTTACGTAGAGCAGCAGGTGATAAAGGACACGAGCAAGGTATTGAAGTATCTCTATCACACTTAAAAGGCTCACAAGGTATAGCACAGTTATCTGATTGTGTGATTGCACTAGAAAGAAACCAACAAGCAAGTAATCCTGAAGAAGCAAACACCACTAAGGTTCGTGTATTAAAATCTAGGTACACAGGTGATACAGGTTTGGCTTGTGGTCTTAGATATAATCCTGATACTGGTAGATTGTTTGAAGTATCAGAGGAGGAAACATTTGACAATGAACAATTCTAAAATAGTATTTGACATAGAAGCTGATGGACTTCACCCTAATAATGTGTGGTGTATTGTAGCCAAAGAACTAAATGGTAAGATACATACATTTGATAACACACAGATAGAAGAAGGAATTAAATTTTTACAACAAGCTGACACACTTATAGGTCACAACATTATAGGTTATGATATACCTGTACTAGAAAAACTTTATGGTGCTAAGTTTAATTGTAAGATAGAAGATACATTAGTTATGTCAAGACTATTTAATCCTGTCCGTGAGAATGGACACGCTTTAAAAGCTTGGGGTTGGAGAGTCGGTATGTTAAAACAAGAACAACCTGAAGACTTTGATTCCTATACTCCTGAAATGTTAGAGTATTGTATTCAAGATGTTAAGTTAAATGAAGCTGTATATAATTATCTTATAAAAGAAGGAAAGATATTTAGTCCTGACTCTGTTAAACTTGAACATGAAGTTGCTAAGATAATAAAAGAACAAGAGAAGACTGGATTCTTTTTTAATACTCAACAAGCTATGGAACTTCTTGCTGAACTTAAAGCAAAGCAACTTGCTGTTGAAGATGAAGTTCACAATACATTCAAGCCTAAGTTAGTTGATGATAAGTTAGTAACTCCTTATGTTAAAAAAGATGGTGAGTTATCTAAACGTGGATTGACTGATGAAGAATATGATAAGTGTATTAAGACTCAAAGTGTTGAACCTTTTATGAGACAGAAGTTAGTTGACTTTAATCTTGGCAGTCGTAAACAGATTGGAGAGTATCTTATTGACTTTGGTTGGAAGCCTGTTAAGTTTACACCTACAGGTCAGCCGATAGTTGATGAAGGTACTTTGAAAAAGATTGAACACATCAGAGAAGCTAAACTTATTGCAGACTTTCTTTTATATCAAAAGAGAATAGCACAAGTTACATCTTGGATAGACGAACTTAAAGATGATAGAGTTCATGGTAGTGTAATACCTAATGGAACTATCACAGGTAGAATGACACATAGAAATCCTAACATGGCACAAGTTCCAAATGCAGGTTCTCCATATGGTAAAGAGTGTCGTTCATGTTGGACTGTACCTGAAGGTTATAAACTTGTAGGTATAGATGCTAGTTCTTTAGAACTTAGAATGTTAGCACATTACATGGACGACTCCGATTACATTGAAGAAGTAATTAATGGAGACATACATACTACCAATCAAAAACTTGCAGGTCTTAAAACAAGAGACCAAGCTAAGACATTTATCTATGCATTGGTTTATGGTGCAGGTGATGCTAAGATAGGTAGTGTTGCAGGTGGTGGATTAAAGAAAGGTAAAGAACTAAAACAAACTTTCTTTAAGAACTTACCTTCACTTAGAACTTTAAAAGATAAAGTACAGAAAGCTTCTGAACGAGGATTTCTAAAAGGATTAGATGGTCGTAAGATATATGTACGTAGTCAACATGCTGCACTTAATACTTTATTACAAGGCGGGGGTGCCATTGTTATGAAGAAAGCCATGTGTATCTTACAAGATTTAATAAACTTAAATACTCTTGATGCTAAGTTTGTTGCTAACATTCATGATGAGTGGCAGATACAAGTCAAGGAATCTCAAGCAGATTTTGTAGGTAGGCTTGGGGTTGAAGCTATTGAAAAAGCAAGTGAGTATTTTAATATGCGTTGTCCTTTAACAGGAGAATACAAGATAGGAGAGAATTGGTATGAAACACATTAAAGAAAAGTCAGCCAGTAGAAAAGGAGACTTAGCTGAATATTATGCTGTGACTTGGTTATGGGATAATGGGTATGAAGTATTTAAAAATTGTGGTTGTGATGGACTTATAGATTTAGTAGTCAGAGACCCTGAAGGTAACATTAAATTAGTAGATGTTAAGACAGCAGGATTAAAAAAGAGAACTAATCAGAAGTCACATTGGCAATCAAAATCAACAAGAACTCCGGAACAAGTAAAGTCAGACGTAAGATTTTTACTATTTATTCCTGAGACAAGAAAATTAAGGTGGGTAAAACATCGTGAAAAATAAAAAAGATATTGACAAAACTAAATTAGATAGCTATAATAAATTTACGTCTGAGTCAGGACATTGGTATGCTCAAGACGGAGAACCTATGTACACAATCATAGGTGCTAATGGTAAAGAAAGAAACACAACACTTAGAGATGCTAAAAGTCTAGGTCTTGTACCTTCGGTTACTACCATACTAGGTATGATAGCTAAACCATCATTAGAAAATTGGAAGATAAATCAAGCTTTAAATTCTGCACTCACTCTTGAAAGAAACGAGGGAGAATCTCTTGAGTCTTTTGCTTACAGATGTAAGATGGATTCTAAAAAGATTGGTATGGAAGCTGCAAAGAAAGGTACTAAGATTCATTATCAAATTGAAAAAGGATTCTTAGGTATATCTAAAACTAAACCTTATAAGCTTATCAAGACTTGGTTAGATGAAAACTTTCCTAATGAAGAATGGATAGCAGAAGATTCTTTTTGTGCTGATTCAGGTTACGGTGGTAAAATAGATTTATATTCTAAGTCTGGAATCTTTGTTGACTTTAAAACTAAAGATAACTTAGAAGGCAAAGACCCTGCTAAATTAGTTTATGATGAACATGGTATGCAGTTATCAGCATATGCTCAAGGTTGTAATATAGATAACCCTCAAAGAGTTTCTATCTTTGTAGACAGAGCTGATACTGGATTAATATTATTCCATGTTTGGGATAAAGAATCTCATGAAAGGCATCTAGGTATGTTTAATGCTATCCTAGATTATTGGAAGCTAGTTAAGAACTACGATTCTTCTATTGATAATGCCTAGAAGAGTACCAAGAAAACCTAGACCTAAGAAAGTAAATGTTCCTAAAGGCTACGATAGTATTTGGGAATATGAAATACACCAAACAGTTTTAAAAGATTGGAGTCATCATTGGGACAATATAAACTATGTAGTTAAACATACATACGAACCTGACTTTGTAAAAGTTATAGATGATAAAACAATATTGATTGAAGCTAAAGGTAGGTTTTGGGACTACGCAGAGTATAGTAAATACATACATATTAGGAATGCTTTACCTGATAATTATGAGTTAGTCTTTCTTTTTCAAAAGCCTTTCTCTCCAATGCCAGGAGCAAAGGTAAGGAAAGATGGAACAAAAAGAACTCATGCAGAATGGGCAGAAACAAATAACTTTAAATGGTATAACGAAGAAAGTTTACCAAAGGAATGGAAGAGTAGTGAATTATAAATTTAATGAAGACAAACTATTAAACGAAATCAAAGCTTACGTAGGTAATACATACGACCAGCATTATGCTAATGGTAAGTACCAAGCAACTGATATGATAATTGATTCAGGATATGGAGAAGGATTCTGTCTTGGAAACATTATGAAGTATGCTATGAGGTTTGGAAAGAAAGATGGAAAGAATAATTTAGACTTGTATAAAATAATACATTATGCTATAATAGCAATTTACGTAAACAACAAGGAACAAGATAATGGTTGAAGATAAAATAGGAACTAAGCCTTACTTAGGAATTGAAATAAACTATGATAAAGAAA